GCAGACCTTACTCCTATTTCTCATATAGATTATTCTTATCTATCAGGCTAAGAAGATCTTCCTTGTATCGGTAGAGTCTCCCGGAGCTTAGTGGGTGCACACCACCTCTACTAAGACGATACTTAAATGATCTTCTGCATGCCAGACACTTATTGTTGGATCTATGCTCTTTCTACTTTCTTGAAAAACAATTAGGATTAAGAGAGTATCTAGTAGTGTCAAGCTCTCGCCGTCAAGATAGGTCCTGCAGGCATAGATTATTCTAGATTCGTCTAAATTTGTCAATCCCTGAGCATCCGCATCAACTGTATGGAAGCTATAGACCCAATCTTGCCGTCTAGCACTAAGAACAGTCAAAGCATCATTATTAGTCAAACTTCTCACGACGTGTATCATGCTTACGTCCAGTTCGACAAGAATTGTAGGTTTAACATCACTGCTAAAAGATTATGCTCTGCTATACTTGGTTCTTCCTCTACAGAACTAGCAGTTAAGGATAAATTTGCTAAAGTCAAACACGATAAAACCATTAACCGTGGTAAATAGAATTAAAAATTCATTAAGAAGTCAATCGCTAAATAGAGCCAAGAATTCTAAGTCACAGACTTCAAGCTATTGAAGGAACAAACCCACTAACAAGCTCTTGACGCTTACAAAGTAGAAAAGATTCAAGACACTTGTGCTAGTGCTATTCAGCACAGGATCGATTAGATGTGCTATTACGTTAGAAGTGTGTAATACTCTAGCCTCCCTCTATTCAGCAATACTTAAGAGTCTGAGATAGGTAGGTGTTCTTTGATGTTGTAGACTCAAGTCGACTAAGGTGCATTAAGCTGTTCTAGTCGTTAAGTGTTGAAATATTACGCTAAGATTGTTTGCACTAGGAAGAGACCTAACCATTTAGTGTAGATCGTAGGTAATAAGACAGTCCCTGAAAAAATATTCCTAGTAAACGGATTGTTCAAATCCTTGAAGAGCCTGTTCGTTGCCAACCAACAAGATGAATTTTCGTTTCAAAGTACAATCAAAACTTTCCCCGGATGTAATAGCATTGGCCTCACTAAGCCATTACTTTACGATTTGTATCACCCAGAACTCATACCCGTACAACAGGCCATTAACTCAGACGTACAAAAAGGCATAGTCAAAGAAGGAAACAGGATTTATTGCAACCCTAGAGGAGTGTTGCCAGGCAAGCAGATCTAGTACTTGCAGAATCTCGGATTAGCAGGCAGTCACGAGTCTATCAAGAATTAGCGGACATTCAATGGTGGACACAACTTCATGAGGTACTGTAGTGACCTCATGCAGACTTAAAGCTTGACTCAGATCCAAGATGTCGCTAGTAATTTGGTCATCGACCTCGGAGCAAAGTATGATAGAACTCCGAAAATCTTAACCTTAGCTAAATACCTCCCAGTCAGGCCAGACTTGGACGAGTATGACAATTTGTATCACAGAAATCATCAGAGAGCATATGCGGAATTGTAGGTAAATCAAGACAGACTACTAAACTTGGTCAAGTCTCCCTTGTTTAAGATTGAAGAATTCGGTAATGAATTAGCTCTCACGTTCGCCGATATCGTATTGCGCATCGATTTGTCACCATTTGACAACGTGTACTTGCTAGTCAATGATGTTCATTACTATTTGTCCGATTTGAGTGTGTAATGCCAGAGTAGCAAATTGTAATTCATGGTTTCGGGCATATAATTCTATCCCATTCCAGGTATGTACAATTTGCCTGGAAGAGAAGGACACTTCACAGTGGACTAGTACTAGAATGTCACCATGAATTGTAGGAGTAGTGGCAGGTCTTACGTACACCCTAACGTGGTACTCCAGGATTAGAGTACTATCAACAGGATCATACCTCTCGGGTGGATCAATTTCTTCCAAGCTTCCTTCAGAGGCAATTAGTACTCTTCTCCTTTCAGAAAGCTACCAGATATGATCACTAGGTAGAAGCACATGCAAGGTAGTTTCTTCAGAAAGTACATTGAAGATATCAAGCAGTCAACTTAAATCCTTTTTTAAAACACATATTCTTAATATTAATAGGACGACTCCGACACCGTGATAATTAGTGGAACAGCCTGGAAGGATGAGTATATCCTTGATTGTCTAGGTAAGGACGTCTAGAGTTTAAAAGTATTTACCAACGGAAAAAAAGTTTGTTTAGTTCACTAACCCTCCAAGACCTATAAGTCTATCATACTCTCCGCATTAGGCTTACAAAGGGAAGTAAACGACTTAGAACTGAGTAATAATAACATGATGGTCAATGGTTACAGTCAGCAAATATAAGGGGTTAATTAAACTATCAGCATCCCTGAATTCAATCAATACTCAAAGCAGTATAAACAGTTGCTACTATAGGAGCAAGCAGACTCTTGGACTAGTAAATTTCCACGAGAAAAAGCGACTCAGATAAAGACTTATACTGAAAACTACTTTGTGAACAAGCCTCACATGGAAATCTAAGACCTCCCTAAACACCTTCCATTCAGTCAAGAGTACGCTGAATACCACACCTCTAGTATGAGCAAGTTGTCGTAGTATTATTAAGCAAACATTGGACTCAGTATCAAGAAAGGTTTATTAGTCGACCCTGATTACGACTGTATGAACATTTCTACAGGATGGAAACCTGACCTCCAGAATTACGAATTTCACAGTAAAACGATCGATAACTTGTTTTACGGATTGTACCATAGGTTTTTCGCTTCCCACCTATACCTCGATGACATAGAGTTAGATATGTTTAGTGAGTTCTGTAACAAGGTATACTTGCCTCCAATAAAGAAGAAAATAGAAAATTTCGATTATAGCTATGTTAGGGATTATAATCCTATGAAGGACATCAACTCTCGAGAAAGCTTTAGTCAAAGTAAGAAGGACGCATATATGAAGTAATTGATCAAAGAATGCCAGAGTTCAAGAGTAACCAGTGGTAGTTTCAACACTATCATCAAGGGAGGTGAGGTCTACAGCGCAGAACCTAACAAATTCACACAACACTTGGTAATTGATGTTTCTGAGAGGCCTAGAACCATTTGCAATCCTAGCTCAGAGTATTGTGGTTTACTCACGTTATTGTAAACTCTGTTCTGGAAAAGTTTGAAGAATGCAATGCCCGGGTTCATCCAAGGCTACAATAAGAAACAATTGTAGAAGATCTTCACCAGCAACGTGAAGAGAGACATGTTGAGCCACTCTATCGACGGTAGCGCCTTCGAGAGCACTTAGCACACTGCACTTAGGAAAGTAGCAGTTGATCCCGTCACTCTCTTACTAGTCGATAAAATTTTTTAGCAACTGCAATAGAATGAATGGTTCATAGACAACGTACCGGATATCTAGTAACTTAAAGCCAGTTTTAAACAGTTATGTACCAATCATCGGAGCATAATGTTTGTGCAACTGCCTGGTATCAACTTAGAAAAATGGCCTTAGGAAGTCATCGACATTTTCAGGCAAACTCAGCCTCAATATTCCTCCTAGCAGTCTCCATGGCTTGATTTCATGTATTATGATATCAGCGGTATGACCTTCAGCGGTCACCCTTTTACGACATACTTCAACACATCGTCGTCTCTAGCTTACGGTGAATACTATTTGCATTGCCAAGGTTAAAGGGTTTTAGGTTAATATTTTATCTGGGCAGCAGGAGACGACATGGTAGTATGGCACTTCTCAGACATTTCTCAATCTATATTGTCAAGAACGTCTAGAAGCAAAAACTTGTCTCACACCGGATTAGGGTAATGCGTAAAAGAAGTCTTGGTGTCCACTTTTGATCACTACGACTTCTGCTCAAAATGGGTCTTTAACGGAAATTAGTGGAGAGACTACAGCAAAGTACTCACACACAAGATGACGTACAACAAGCGCAATTAACAGCTCATAAAGAATCCTAGCTTACATGCACTTGCCATCTTCTAGGGAGTGAAGAGTGAGAGAGCCTCTTCATTACTTGAAGAAATATGTTATCAAAGGTACAAGTAGTTGCCCGCAGTAGCTTACTCGAGTTCGGTTAGTAAATATAATAAATATTGCTTGATTGAAGATGATGTTCAATCATAGTACGTCGATGAGCCTTACATCAATCATTAGTTGGGTATTAGCATATACAACTTACTCATGATGTATGAATATAACAACCCCAAAATCAACGGAGGGAGGGATGATCGCTTGTAATAAACAATTATCAGAACTTAATATTACAAGACTCCTCATTACATGAAGAAAAATAATGTCTAACACAAGAAATAATAGTAGTAAAAAAGAACTCAACCTAAACCTTAGTATAACTAATAAAAGAATAGGAATTTAAACAAGTTTAACGGACAGCCTCGATAATCAAGACCATTAAGATAACAGAGAGTATAGCCCACGAATAGTCTTGGAGTCAATAGAGTAAGACATCGTGAGATGCTAGTTGAATCTGTGGGGATTTCTTAGTCGTATGTTTACTAGGTTAATGCAGGCAATTAGTATTTGATGCCCTGGTTATCTAGTATAGCAGCAGGCTATGAGAAATTCAAGATCAATTCTATGTCGCTCGAGTATTGTAGTACATGTTCAGCTACTGCGGAAGGTTATGTTGTCATAGCTTATGACACTGACCCTGCAGATGTTGCTGGCGCTGCAGGCCTGACCTTCACTGAATTATCCAACTTTAAGTATCGTAAGCAAATACAAGCCTATAGTAACGGTAAATTAGACATAGATATAGAAGCAAAGAAGAAAAAGTTTTACGTTGGCAACCCTAGCGTGAATACACAAGTCAGTCTTACTGATTACTACCCAGGGTATTTCACGGTGAAGAGTAGTAACAGCAATGCCTTGTTGTTAGGTCAACTGTATATCAATTACGATATCTCGTTATACGACCCTCAACCGAGTGAGTCCATCAACTAATGGTTGGACGACATTACTAACATAACATATATAGCACCTGCAGCTGCTTCTTCTACACGTTTCCCTAGCAACAGTATCACTGCACCTGGGATCAAGTACAAGATTAGTACTGTAAATGCTAATCAAGTTGATCTGCTGTTCGATCGAGACTTTATGGGTACTATAGCCTTAGATACACAATATGCTCAAGCACCTACTATTGATGTATCTGGCGTATTAGTGGCTACGTTGTATGCAACCGTATTGCCAGCAGTGATTAACGCTGCTATTGGCAACACTTCAGTCTTATAACAAGTGTTCAGCGTCAAGAAAAATGGTATCGTGTCTCTTAAAGCAGACGTCAACCCTACAATCGTGAAGAGTTTGGTAAAACTCTTCATTAGCGCAGTAGGTCCAGCTAGTGCTTGAGGACGTCATCGACTTCTGACAAGCTACTGGACAAGCAATTCTATATTACATGTTTATATATACATAACTTTATTTCACCAGGTATTATTACCTTATACATCTGGCGTGGTCCTCCTCTTCATTGAGGGTGTGGTTTAAAGAACCATAAG